TGGTCTTCCAGGGTTTCCCAGAGGGCATTGAGTTCGCTAGCGGCAACCTTGCCGTACCTTCTGACCCTCGTTTGCCGCTGTGCAACGGTCTCTCTCTTGACCTTTTCTGTGCCCATTGCTATGCTCCTAGTGTCTTCTATCTGGCTGTGAGCCGTTGGGAACCCGCCCGATATGTCGTCGGCGCGGGCTCCCGGCTTCAGGCGACACTCCCGCTTATGGTGCTAGTAACTCTGAGCTGGCTGTTGGCCTCCTTCCTATGACTATCCGTCTGGGCGAGCACGGCGATCTCCCGCCGGTGGCTCCCAAAGAGGATCACCGTGGCGGCGCTTCCGATGGTCGTGCATAGAACAGAGACCGGCGTAGGCGGCAAAGCCATCGCGCCCTTGTGCCGCGCAGGCCCAACACCGGCGTTCTGGCGGCTTGGGAATCTCAGGATCGGTCGCTGGCCTCTGGTATTCGATCCATCCGCAGTACACACAGGCCGCGTCGCCACCCACATCGCGGGTAGCAAACCACTCGAGGCCACACTTGGGACATGCCGCCGGGTGGCCCACCGCCGCGCTGGTGGCGGGGGACGACGGTGGGCCGGAGTCCGGCGGCGGATCAGAGGGAGGGACAGCTACGTGACGTGTTTCCATGTCTTTCTCTTGAGGGCACAGTCCATTGTGTGAGTCGAAACGCCATACTCTCGCGCCAGACCCCAGATTGATGCACCCTGCTGCCAAAGGCGGCGGATCGTGGCGACAATTTCCTCAGTTAACTTGGCGTTGTAACGCCGCGTACCGTGGGACATACGGCCTTTCACGATGGCATCGTTGAGGTTGTCCTGCTGGGTTCCCAGGAAAAGGTGGTCAGGGTTCACGCAGAGAGGTGTGTCACAGTGGTGGAGGACATATTTGCCAGGGGGTATCGGCCCGGTGAATCGCCGATAGGCCCAGCGATGGGCGTATTCGCCCTTCGGGCCACTACCGTAGCCGAATCCCTTTGTCTTACCGCGCCAGAGCCAGCAGGTCGGGGTCTTCTCTACCCTAGCAGAGAACCAACCGTCTTCGAGAGGACTGAGTCCCCGAAGATATATAGTGCGAAGTGCAGGGCCTACCTGTGGATTGGGGGTGTCCTGGGGAGCCAGTGTGGGGGGATTCTTCCGATGTTGATCCGTGCGTCCAGGTACTCGGCGGTCTGCCTGTCCACTCTCATTCGGCGCTGCAACAGGCCGGGGCTTGACCAACCGTAGTCCTCCCTGAACATTTCCGCCTGGCGTATCAGGGACGCCAGGGGCGCGTTCATCCCTATCGCTTGGCAACCGCAGAGGGCGCAGGCGGGGTGCCCGGAGGGTTTATGCGTCCTTCAAGCCAGCGGTTGATCTCCTCGTCATGCCACCGACGCACACACCGGGGACCGTAGCGGACGGCGGCGGGGAACCCAAAGGTTCCCTTCGCCTCCCAGCGCCGGATGGTCTGCTGCGAACGCCCTATCTTGCTGGCGACCTGCGTCATGTTCAGTAGCATATCTGAATGGTAGGTATGGGCAATCATGCTGCCAAGGGCCATATGGCAGGGCCGAATGGCCTAAAGTTGCTCCTTCCTTTAGTTCCCAAACTCCCACCTCGGTCGGCTAGGTCAGAGGTGAGGCATTGTCAACCCCCTGGCGCCACCAAAATGGAGAAATTCTCACAAAAATCTGGACGCTAGCCTAGTATACTTAGCCGGTAAGCAGTTGACAAGGTGCAGCTCCGAGTTCTATGATTCTTGGTGTTGTAAGGGGGCGCCGACCATGGGCACAGTAGATACGCGAGAGATTGGTTCAAGAGGCGGAAAGGCGCGGGCCGTCGCGCTCGGTGAGGAGCAGCGAAAAGAGATCGCTCGCCGTCTATCCGGACGTTTACCGATTGACACTGCCGATCATCATGGTATGATGTGGCAGCCGTAGTTTTCCCCGCTATAGCTAGGAGGAGGCCCATATAATGACTGGTGGAGGCGAGCGCCAGTTGTCCCCTGAACTGAAAGAGCAGCTGCGCCTTGAGAAGGAGGCTCACAAGACGCGGCTTGCTGTATTGGCTGACGCGGCATTCGTTGCCGGAGTCAGGCAGGCATACGAGGCGGAGTGCGCGGGAGAGGCTGGCGAGCCTTGGGCGAAGGTGAAGCGCGACCTTGGCATTGTTTGAGCCGTCGATCTTCGCACCTGCCAAGAAGTTTCTAGCTCAACTTGATCCGGCCGACCGCCAGAAGGTCGGCCGGATCATTGACAGCATCCTCTGCTATGACCCCTACATAGACGGACGAACGAAGATTCCCATTAGTTCGGCAGCGTCATAGTCAACCTGACTTGAGTGGGCGTCATACCACCAGACGGTCGCGCGTTTCACTTTGCCCTCACGCCACAGGCCAGGGCCAGCCCTTCACGCGGTAGATATACTGGATCACCGTGGCGATCTTGCTCAGGTCGCGGCTGTCATTCAGGTGGTAGGCAACCTGAGCGTTGAACTTCAGGGCCTCTTCTGGCGTCAATCTCATGGTCATGGTCAGTTCCTCCAAGATGCGAGTCCAGGGGATGCGGTTCGATGGGCAGGCGGTAGCCATATACCAGCGATGCTCATGAAGTTGGCCCGTATCCTTCTGCAAGATGAAGCCGGGCCAGGCTTCAGCCTGGCTCGCCCATTTCAACAGGTCACAAAGTCTTGCAACCTGTTTCTCGGTCAGCACTTCACCGGCACGCCCCTCACACTCAACCCCGAACCAGCGGCGGTTGGCGTAGCCCCCTGCGTGCCAGGCGGCAAACTGAAGGGGATAATGCTGGATCAGGCCATCGTACAGAAGCGAGAAGTGCCACGAGGCTTGGTCTGTGCTGTCGAGGCGGGCCAGCATCCCAATCCACTGGCCCTCGGCAGAGTGGACTACCGCCCCCTTGCCGATACGGTAAATGCCAGTATCGGTGTAGCCGCGCTTCCATGCAGGCCCATCTATTCGGGCGGCCTGGGGATACCAGAGATCGTCCATCGCCCTACTTCTTCCTCACCTTCACCGGCTTCATCATGGGGTAAACGCCCCATGACCAGGAGAAGAGTCCTGGTGTGGCCTTGACGATTCTAAGCCAGCACACCATCCTACCTCCTTTCCATACCTCTTCATGTAGGCCCGCCACAACAGCATCAACTTGTCGAATCCCACTGGGCTCAGGCGGTTCTTCTTGCTCAAGTCCGTACTCCAAAAGGCAGGGCACGGCCCTACACATCGCCCCAGACTATGTGTCTCACGAACCATAGCAGGAACACCACAAGTGTCCCTATAGCCATCCACCACACGACAGGTGGCAGATTCATCGCGCGGATCGTCTCGGTGATCGTGTCGCCCCTTTGCCGATTGAGGACGGCTATGAACTCCACGACGACGAGTACCAGGGCACAGGCCAGCATGCCGAGGCTAGCCCCCAGGTAGATGTGGCGGAACTCGGTCACATGCATGGCATTATCGCGTCACAATCTCCAACAGCACGCCCAGTAGCGTCCCAGCCACACCGAGCACGAGCAGGTAGACAGCGGCCTCAAGGCGGGTTATCCGGTGCGTCAGGTCGTTCCTGACGTAGCGGCCCAAGTCCTTGACCTCTGCCTCAAGAGTGGCTAGACGCTCCTTGATGGTCGGGCTGGCAGCACTCATCTCCCCTGCACTATCCCCACGGCTCTCATTTCAATCTCTGGCTCTCTTCCTGCTCGGATGATCCGCCAGGGCTCAACGATGATGATCCAGCCCCCCGCCGCCAGATGCCCAGCGAGAGCAAGAGTGGTGAGTAGATTAGCTCGATCTCGTCCGGCGGGTGCCACGGGAGAGTCTGGGAACCGTACATCCAGGTGTCGAAGTAGACCTTCGGAATCTTGTTCCCCATTAGGCTCAGCCATCGCCCATCACCCCCTCAGATTATGATCGCCTGACTATGCACGTAGCCTGCGCCTGCCGTGCTGTACTCGATGTGCAGCAGCGGCGGGTCGTAGGTGGTGTGGTCCCAGGAAGCAGCAGTACGGTAGGCACCTGCTGAGGAAGCGTTGTTCCACCACATGATCTGCACATCCGCACCAGACGAGTAATTATAACTATTCAGCAATTCTTGGATAATAGAGGAGATGTCGGCGCTGTCATAACTAGTACCTGCTGACCAGGCTGGGATATTATTCCAATCCGCGTATTCGGTGGTCTTAACTAATGCCCAGAACGTAGTAACATTGGTAGGCGGAGCGGGAGTAGCTGTGTCATTACCCCACAACCTCGTATTGCAGGCTGTGGCAGAGAGGGTTGTAGCAGCGATTAGAGTAAGATGACAGTTCGAAGCAGTGGCTCCTCCTGGAATCGTAACCGAAACGAAACGGGCTGCACTGTACAGACCTTTGCCAGCAGGGTAATCGCCCGCATACCACGTATTATTATCGCTAATGAAATTGCCATTGGCACCTTCCGTGGTGACACCGTAAAGTGAAACATCGTCTCCAGTGGCGGCCACAGAGACCTCCACTGTCGGGTCAAGTTCAATCGGGAAGACTAACCCTGTCGTATCTAGGCTGACGGTGATCTTCCCGCCCGCGAAGGAGATGGTCGCCTCCCGCTCGGTGCCTTCGGCGTCCACAGTAGAAGGCTTGCGGATTCGCGCCACAGGCACACCATCGGCCAGGAGAAGTTGCCCTTGCCGCGTCAGGCCGACGAGTGAGGCGGTGAAGGAGAAACTGGTAGGAGCATCGGCGTTCTTGAGGACAACGATAAACTTCAGTGTCTCAGGTGCCGTCCTGATCCGCACGGCGAAGTTGGGCCGGTCCCACAGCAGGTAGTTGGGGCCGCGCTGAGGAGTGCCGAGCGCGGGCAGCCCACCCAGCTCGATGTAGCGCGTCAGGTCATGGCGGTTCGGGTAAAGGCGGCGCTTGCCATCGCCCGCAGCCCGCAGGAGGTAGGATGTGGCGGCCGTCTTGACGGTGAAGCCGTCGGCCCCATCGTCAACCAGGTCGTCATCTATCTCCTGCCAGACACCCTGGGCGTCCTGGTAGTGCAGCGCCCCAATGCTGGCGTCGAGCACGTAGCGTCGCCTGCCATCCGGCGCGTCAGGCAGACGATGCCTGATGAAGCGCTCGCCACGTTCAACGATGGCGGCGATAGGATGCGCGGCCAGGACTGCGGCGCGGATTCCCGCTGCGCGGTTCATATCTCCACCAGTCCTGGTACTCGTTCGTCTCCCTTGAGTGCCACGAGATGAGCCAGCACGTAAGGGATGTTGTTTTGTCTCTGCCAGTCGAAGGGGAAGTAGGTCATCAGCCTCTTAGCCTGGAAGCGGCACTTGATCGCCGGTGCGTACTTAGCGTAGCCAGCGTTCGTGTAGTACCAAAAAGAGTTCTGGTTCCAGTATGAGACATGTGTCGGGTCTTGGAATGCACCGCGTCCGTCGGTCGAGGGTGTCTGGCTTAGGAGCCAGCCGTTAGGGGTCAGGACGCGGTAGATTTCGTTCATGATGCCGACCTTATCTGGCAAGTGCTCTAGGAAGTCGTGCGCCCGGATGACGCCCACAGAACTTTCCGCGAAGGGCAGGCCCTGTCGCGCATCGGCCAGGATATCTCCACCGTGTAGGTCAAGCCCAATATATCCCTCAGGTTTGCCGAAGCCGCCGCCAAGGTCCACCATTGGCAGACCCTCCAACTTGGCCCATCGCTCTACGATAGGCACCCGGTACTTGTCGCTTATCTGCCACGCCAGGCTCTGAACCTGGTCGTACATCACCCTCCAAGTCTGTGTGGGGTGATTCCGGTAGAGGTAGAGGCAGTCGTCGATGTGCCGCATCTTCGAGTGGATGTAGAAGCGGCAGTAGAGGTCATGGTCGTCGGCGACGGGGATGGTCGGATCGTGCCCACCGACCTTCCAATACTCACTCGTGCGCCAGGCGCGGAGATGGTTAGGCCCGAAGGCCAGAGACATGAAGGTTGACGGCACTGGTGGGAACGCCCTCGCCTCCTGGAAAACACGCCCATAGAACACACAGGGCCGGTAGCGCCAGCCGTAGATGGTGTTGTAGCAGTTAGGCTCCCAGTCGGGCATGTTGAACTCCGCAAAGTTGGAGTAGGTCATGCCCAATTCAGGGTCCTCATCGAAGACTTTGACGACTTGTTCTAGGGCGGTCGGGGTAAGCAGATCGTCGTGGTCTAGCTCTGCGATGATGTCCCCGCGTGCGCGCTCACAGGCGAGGCGTTTGATGGCACCGACGCTGCCTGTGGTGTAGAGGGGGAAGACCCGTACCCGCTCATCCTGGCAGGTGATCCACGAGGCCCCGCCGTTGGGCACGATAACCCATTCCCAGTCCTGGTAAGTCTGCGCCTGAAGTGACTGGTAAGCCTCTGCCAGATAGCAAGGATTGTTGGTGGGCGTGATAACCGAGATCATGGCACCGTAACCTTTAAAGCAATCGTACAGCGCGTGATCGTGGCGCAGGAGTCTACGTTGAACCGCAGTGTAGACTCGGCATCTATGGCTTCGCCCACCCAGTCGGCTATGTCGTCGTCCTCAGCGTAGACGCCTGATGCAGCAATCTCAGGCTCGTGGCCGTTGGTGATGGTATCGGCGTCGGTTGGGGGGAAGTTGCCCTCGGCATCCTTCCAGATGTCGATCTTGATAGCGCCCGACGCGTCGGCGAGCAAACGCCAAGCCGTAAGAGTGCAGGCGAAGGGAATCCAGAGATCGCCCTTGACACCAGTGGTGATGGCCGTCCCACCGCCGTCGATGACGAACTCGATGACGCGATCTGAGGCTCCAGTCGCGCCCTGTGCTCCCTGTGCTCCCTGATTGCCCTGAGCTCCTTGTGGGCCTGCTGCGCCCTGATTTCCCTGAGTGCCCTGGGGTCCGGCTGCTCCCTGGTTGCCCTGATTACCCTGGGGACCTTCTACACTCGCACCCTGACTGCCCTGGTTGCCTTGGCTCCCCTGTGATCCTTGCGAGCCCTGCGCCCCCTGAGCGCCCTGAGGGCCACCACCAGCGTCCCCTTGCGTCCCCTGAGCGCCCTGGGGGCCTTCGTCGCCGCCCGTCTGCTTAAGGCTGCCCGCACTGTCGAATACTCGGAACCCCTCTCCATCCGTGTAGATAAGTACATCGCCCACCGCGAGCGTGAACTTGACCAGTTCTCGGGTCACTGCGCTATCCACGTACTGAATCGTCACGGTCGCTGCAGCCGTGTCCGCATTGCGGACGGTGAGGAACTTCACCTGCCGCTGTGTTGAGGCGGCGGGGGCGGAGACGATGGTAACGGCTGTCGTCGAGTTCGTCGCGGTGTGTTCGGTGGCAGGCACGTAGGTTGTCGTCGTCACGTCCACGTAGGAGGCCACGACGGGGAGTTGGTTGGTGGTTACAGCACCAGCCAGGAGAACTTGTAGGCTGCGGTCTGTCGCGTCAAGAATGATCATTATCTATCCTCGGAGCGATACTCTCGCTAACACCTGGGCCTGCGATATGCCGCCCGCAGCATCCTCGAAGACGGGTGGCGCAGCAGGGCCAGCCGATGTTAGAACCTGCCCATCAGCGCCCAGGGTTATTTCATTTATCTTGCCGTCGGCGGCGCTGTACCACATCTTCCAGGCAGTGGTAGCATGAACGTCATCGACTATCTCGTGATACTGGGCATGGATTGGACCATCGAACGCTGTTGCCGTGCGTGCATAGATTTTACCTGCGGAGTTGTAGAGACGGACAATAGTTCCGGCAGGGGCGGCGGGGTCTGCCGATGCTGCGAACTCGCTGTACCCGTCATGTGCCTCGTTGGTCAGGACACCGCCATCGCCTGCTGCGGTGTGGTCGTGGCCTTTTGGTGGGCTGTTTCCATAGCCGCTGGCGTCCAGGCCCATGTACCCGCTGGCCGCGCCCTTCTCCGATTCCTTCTGATAGCCGGTGTGAGGGTCGCCAGCGGCTATGTGGGCAGCCAAATCCCCAGCCGTAGTGCCCCGCGCCACTTCCTGCCAGCCGCCTGTCGCCGTGTCTAGGTCGGCCCGCCACATGAGCAGCATTCCGTCGTCCAGATCGTCCAGTGACACGTCAGCGTCATCTGTCATCCAGAATCGCGTGCCGTCCACACCCTCGGCTACATCGTCGTGCTTGACTACGATGGTGCGGGCGTCAGCGGTAGGGTGAATAAACAGCAGCCTACCTTCACTCCCACCATAGGCCCCGGCCAGGTCGTCAGTGGCCGCATCTGCCTCCGTGTCGATGGCGTGCTTGGTGCTCGTGACGGTGATAAGGCCCGACGCGATGGTGAGTTCACCGCCGTCTATGAGGCCAGCGCTGATCACCTGGGCTGTGGGGACACTGGACACAACAGGCGCATCGACGCTTTGCACGGGCGACGTGATAAGCATCGGCTCCGATGGTATCGCACGGTACTTATTCCAGAGGTCAAGCCAGCCCATCTAAATTACCAACCTTAGTTGCGACGAGGTGGGTTTGGCGGGAAGACCGGCCTCATCCTGGTCAGGCCGCAGCGCGTTCTGCGCTTTGATAGCCTCGGCATACCACCTCTGTTGATCTGCCTCACACTGAGCTATGTGGTGACCTGGAGACCGCTTGCTTCTCTGAAGTGCGAGACCAAGTTCGGCGACCTCCCTCTTTACCATCAGATAGGGCAGCATGGCCTTTAGTGCCTGTGCCGCTTGGCAAGCTGAGGCTACCCACTGATACCACTTCGCCCAACCTTCCTTTCGTGCTGGATGGGCACATATAAACCCGCCGAACAACCGGCGCATCTTAAGTAGTGGCCGCAGATCGATCTGGGTTACGGCGATCATAAGGTTGTACCGGCGACCAGCACGCTTCGCTGAAACGCAACCTTCCCCGTCGAAGAAGCCAGCGGCCCAGGCCACTTCAATTTCTGAAGTCATGGTCTACAGCATCTCCCTGCATAGAACCCGTACGGCGCGCGGCTTGCGCGGGTCTGTTGGTGCCGCCTCCACGTTCTCTACGGAGACATATCGAGAACTGAGTAGCGTTGCCACGCCCTCGCTCTTGACGCTCATGGCGACCATCGGTTCCGCCTCGTAAGCGGTGGTCAGGTTCGACCAGAGCGAGGCATAGGTCTGGCCTTTGGCGCGCCAGGCCTCCACGTCGATCTGAAACGTGTAGTCCCTGGCGCAATCCCCGCGTTTGCGGAATAGGTATGAGAAGCGGTGGATTTCGGGACAATGAGTTCCGTCTGTACTAGCTTGGACGGTGAGAACCACGGCGCATGTCGTGAAACTCTCGCCCTGCCCATCGCCTAATAGCCTCTGGACAGCGTTCCAGCCAACGGTCGGTCCGATGTTCGCGCCGACCTCGTTGTAGGCCGCGCCGTCCATCGCATCGAAGATAGCGAGGAATGGAGTAGTCGCCTGACTCGCGTATAAAAGCAGGCGATAGCCAAACAGCGTTCCGTCCAACATGGGGTCTCCCGCATCGAACTCAGGAAGACCCCAGTTGCTAGATGAAGCGAGATTGAAGGCGTCGTCGGCCCCTGTCTGTCCAACCAGGCCACGCGGCAACTGGATGGTGTCTACCAGGGTGTTTGTCCCTACCTTGTAGACAATGACCAGATGTTTGTCTGCCCCCGTAAGGTTGGCCGGAGCGTGCGTTGCCCCTAGATACGTCCCCATGAAGTCAGAAACGCTCGTGCCCCCGTTGTGAGCCCAGAGGATACGCCACTGGCCTATAGCATCGTTGTAGGCTGCCAGCATGAGGCTGTAGTAAGTGTCGTCCGTGACCTGAAGGCCAGCCAGCAGGCGGTCTCCCGATGAAGCCAGGAAGCGGATGCTCGCCCGGAAGTGAGCAGTGTTACGAACGTTGCACTCGGACAGCAGGTTGGGTGGTAGGTCCAGGCGCCGCGTCTGAGTACCCATGACCTGATGTATCTGCAAACCACCATCGCTAACGGTGGGCATGTTCTGGTACATGGTGCCGCAGAACAGGGGCGGGAGGGGGGGAATAGGACGAGATTTCGGCAGGCCGCCTTCGGTAAAGTAAAGGTTGATCAGTTCGCTACCCGTGATGAAGAACACGCCCTGGCCCCATATATCGTTGAAGCGTTGAGCGAGGAACTGAACTCGACCGCTACCCATGAAAACTTGAGGCGTGTAGTACGCGCCGCCGATACCAAAGGCGGGAGCTATCAGGTCAATGGTCCCGTCTCGGTGCGCGATCCAGACAATATCCTGGTAGCCTGTCGTTGTGCCCCCTGGATTTTTCCAGCACCGCGCCACGCAGGTGCTCTCGGCGTAGATGTCCGTCACCGGGTATCTTTGGGCTGTATGCCAGGCTCCATCGTCGTTAAAGGCACCCGCGCCCAAGTATTTCATAAGGTGGTCGCCTGTCGCAGAGGCACCAGTTACCCAGATACGCCGGATCATGGTGGCGCTGGTGCCCTTTGTGTAGCTCGCTTCGCAGAACCCCGTGATCTGGGTCGCGCTTGGGATGCTCACCACGCTGTCGTGCATCTCCCAGGCAAGCCCGTTGCCGGGGTTGCCACCCCCGCTCCAACTTGCGCCGGTTAGCACAGTGGCCGTGTTGCCGGTTACGGTCATGGTCTTGCCGCCGCATGTGACCTCGAATCCCACCCACTCGTTTGTTGCCCAGGCTTCACGGGTGTCAGTGAGGGTCGTATTGCTGGTGCTCACGGCGGCGTTGGCCGTTCCCGAATCCTGAAACTTAGGCTCCCCTTTCACGGAGCGCCAGACCTCATTCCCCACGCCCACATAGTGGCGGGGGTCGCTGCCTATGTCTTCGATGTCGGAGGAAACACAGACGCTAGTGGGAACGATGGCCCTAGTGGTGGCGATGGCGGGTGCGGGAGTGATGCGGTTGGTGAACTGCGGCACACCTGTCAGATAGCCCATGCTTCCGTCCCAGGTCGGGGAGTTAACGCTGTAAATGCGGTGCCCCTGCTTGGCCTGCTCCATCTCGATCCGCATCTGGCCCAGGGGGCCGCTGAAGTCGTTGATTACATACTCGTAGGCCCCCATGTGCTCGTCCCAGCGTAGGGCACCGGTGGCGAGTTGCTGGACGCGGAGAGGGCGGATACGGTCTATCTGGAATGAGACCAGCGGGTAGTCTATGCCGTTGAGCGAGAGGACTTGCCTGTATGCGGGCACGTCACGCCTCCTCGAAGATCACGCTGCCCTGGATGAAGGCTTGCCCACGGCTCACGTTCTCCAGGGCCTTGACGAGGGCAGTTCTGGTAGCCGCAACGTCCTCCGCGCGACTCAGGAGTTGGAGTCGCAGCAGGGCTGCGGCAAGGACAAGTAGTGGGCCGGTGTTGATGTCAAAGGTCGAATCATCATCCGTCGGTTCGGCCTGGTACTGCTGTCCGACGATCCGTAGCTTCTTGTCCTTCTCGATCCAGCCGTGGTGGTCGGCGATAGCCTTGTCCAGCCGTATCTTTCGCGTGGAGCTCCGCACGGGATACCACCAAGGGCAGTCTGTGTCACCAGGGCCAGGGATGTGCATCGTGAAGAGACCAGCCAGGGAACCATCCTCGCGCCAGATTTCCCGCACGGCCGCAAAGTTAGTGGGCACGGTAAGTTCATAGGTCGCCGCCAGGGTCGGATCACCAAGCGTAAGGCTCGTGTCGTCAACCATCGGGAGCAGGGTATGCCGCCGCAGGAGCCTCAAGGCTGTTATCAATGCGCGGTTGACAGTGGCTATGCGGAAGGTGTCATAGATGAAGTATTCTGCGTCTATCTTGCTAGTGAGGGTGGTAGTCCAGTTGGGTGCCACCGTCACGCTCGCATCGCTGGAATCAGAATCCGTGATCTCTCTCTCGTCGCCCTGTGAGGTGCCGTTGTGGATGTAGATTCGCTTGCCGATGAAGAAGTCGTCTTGATCGGTGAGTACACCGGCATCGACCAGCAGGCCAGCACCACCGCCAGTACTGCAAGTACCCTCCCGCTCTAGGCAGCCCATGAGGGAAAGAAGGTCGGCCTTTAATGCACCGTAGCGAACACTCATCTTGTTCTCCCTATGCGCCGTACCCGCACACCTGGCCGGTCTAAGATATATCCCCAGGGGTCGATCACCACTGATCCCACAGGATAGGGGAAGTCCTGCTCCTGAAATACAGGGTGATTCGTGGCTATCACGAAGACGCATGGCTCCAATAGTTCGGGGGCGCCATCAACGTAGGGGTCGTACATCGTGGGCCATCCGAGGAAGTTGGCAAGCAGGAACGCAGGACTGCCAACCGTGATGTTGGTCTCAGCCTTGAATGCCTTGCCCAAGATGACGATGGGCAGTTCGGCCTTCTTCGCCTCCTCCTTGACGATCTCTGCCAGCCATCGCGCCTGTCTCTCCCTGGCCTCCATGAGTGACCCGAACAGGTCATGCGATAGACCCAACTTCCGTGCCAGCCATGAGAGTGCGATGTTGTCGCGGGGATGGCAGCCACCTCCGTCCCCCATGCCACCCCGCAGATATTTGGGGGATATAACTCTATCTGTGGCCTTACCTAAAGCCTCTGTCACCACGTCCACGTCAGCCCCAATGCGGTCGCAGATTTCCATGAGGGTATTGGCGAAGACAATCTTGGACGTGACAAAGGTGTTGTAGGCGACCTTCGTGAGTTCGGCCTCCTCGATACCCATAGAGACAACCGCCTCGTGGTGGATTGTGTGGTAGAACTTCCGCAACAGGAGGGTTAGTGGCTCAGACTCCGTGCCGATAAGCGTGAACTCTGGCCGACGGAAGTTACGGATGGTCTCACCCATCGCTATGAAGGAGGGGTTGTAGGCCAGGTCGATGTACTTGTTGAGTAGTGGCATGATCTCTCGCCGTATCGTGCCTGGGAGGACGGTAGAGATGATGACTAACACTGTGTCCTTGCGTTGCCGCTCTGCGGATTCGGCGATGTGTCTCACCGCTTCCTTGAGGAATGAATAGTCAAAGTCGGCCCGTGTATCGGGTAAGGGCGTACAGCCCTCATATTGCGGCTCGTGGGGTGTCTGGACGGCCACGAAGATGATGTCGGCGAACTGGACGGCCTCATAGATCGTCCCCAGCCATAACTTGCTCTGCGCTAGGAGTTCCTGCGCCCCAGGCTCGTGATTGGGGTAGTAGCGGGCTATGATATTCTTGCGAACCTCCGCTGAAATCTCGCAGCCCATGACCTCGTGCCCCTTGCTCTCCATCGTCAGGAGCACGGGGAGCCCCAGTTTGCCCAGGCCGATCATGGCGATCTTCATGGCTGTCCTAACATACGGCGGCCTCATACCAGCGCCGCCTCCTTGCGGCGATCCGGCGAGCCCGTTAATTGTTCGCAGGCTTCCTGCAACACACGCCGGGCCTCTCGCAGCTCCTCTCTCGTCATGGAATCGAAGGCGGCCTGGAAGCCCTCATCCTCTTCCAACCCTACCTGCCAGTAAGTCTCAAGGTTGCTCTTGTCGATAGTGCAGCCAAAGGCGGCAGGGTTATTCCAGACAGGGCAACCTGGATAGGGAACAAAGTTATTGACTAAGGCACGGTGCGGCCTCGTTCGACGCACGAAGTCAAGGGTCTGGTGGACGCTCTCCCAGGTCTCGCCAGGGAACCCCACGATGAGGTAGATACGGGGCCGCAGGCCGACCTCATTGGCCCACACAATCGCCCGTTCGTTATTCTCCACCGTGTTGGCCTTCCCCATAAGGTTAAGCATCCGCTGACTGCCGCTCTCAACACCGAAGCCGACCTCGACGCAGCCGCAGTCCTTCATCATGCGAAACTCGTCCAGGCTGACATGATCGGTTCGGGTGTGCATCCGCCACTTCATGCCCAGGTCAGAGAACCCCCGACAGAGTTCCGCAAAGCGCGGTTTCTTTAGGTTGGCAACATCGTCTTTAATGCTCAGTTGCCGGATGCCGAAACTGCCGTGCAAATACTTGGCCTCGGCCAGTACGTCTTCCACTTCGCGGAACCGTACCCGCCGGTGCCACATGACCTCGCTCGCACAGAAGTTGCAGGCGTAGGGGCAGCCGCGAGAGGTGATGATGCTACACCCAGGTTCGGGTTCCTCACCCTCCACTGCACACGCGCTCACCTGACCCAGTTCGGGCCAGAGGTCATAGGCGGGCCAAACTTCTGGGGCAGGTGCAGTCGGAGACATAGGGTTGCCAAGCATGTAGGAAACTGCCCACATCGCCGCCCGCTCCCCTGGCCCTTTACAGCCAAGGTCGAACGGCCCGCGTTCCCCCGTCGCGGTCGGATGCGGGCCACCCACCACCTTCAGCCCTGCCCGTATGCGCGTCGCAACCTCGCAGGCCGTGGGCCATGTCGGGGTATTCGCCGTCACCATGAGGATATCGCACTCCTCAACCGGCGGATCGGCGGAGTAGTTCATATCCCAGAGCAACACCTCTGCGCCTGCCTGCCGGCAGGCAGCCCCAACGTAGAGGATGCCGAGCATGGGGAACATCCTCGGCTCCCAGAACCGGGGCGTCCTGGGGCTAACCAGCAAAACTCTCAATCGCCTGCCTCAGTTTGTCGGCCTCCTGAATCCGCTTCAGGGCTGTCGCATCCCAAGTCCTACCGTCTGAGCCATCATCCTGACGTTCGACGGCTTCGGCGTAAGTCGTATCTACGCCCGCCCGCCCCGTCAGGAAATGCACATGCTCGATGAATACGTCCTCTAGCCAGACCTTGCGCTGTATGCGGTCGGCCAACTCCTGCGTCCACTGGTCGGCCCAGTAGACATTGAAGTAGGGCGCAGCAAAGTAGCCGAGGACATCAACCCACCGACGAGTCAGGAAGGGGTGAGTCGCCTGCGGCCAGCCAACTTTGAAGGGCCGGTCTTCCGCGTAGACCATGACGATGCCATCGGGATACTTGTCGAACTCGGTCCGCACTCGGTCATCCCAACCCTGAGTGCGAAACACGATGTCATCGGCACCCATCATGACGATCTCGCCCTTGCTCCACCCATAGGCGCGATTCCAGTTTTGGGGTCCATTCTGGCGTGGCCCGACGCGAATCTTGTACTGGCCGGGCAGGCGCATGGTGAACAGGCTGAAGTCGTCATTGTCCACGTAGAAGATGAACTCCACGAGTTCGGGATGGGCCGCCATCACCAACGCACTCTCCATCATCACCAATACCCGCTTTGGCCGGTGCCGCGTCGGACAAAGGATCGAGATCAAACCAGAACTGGGCTTCGGACCATTTCGAGCCATTGATCACAAACCTTCTCCCAGGTACACGACCTAGCGTTCTCGGCCATTCGCCATCTTCGCCGATCCCGTTCGCGCTTAGAGAGGCCATCCCACCAACGCAACCTCTCTAAGAACTTCTGCACATCACGCGAATCCACCAGGCACCTCGGGTCAACCATCCTTTCTGGGATGGCCCCGACTGGCCTAGTAACGGGAATGCAGCCGTTTGCTTGCGCCTCTAGTGCGACAATGTTGTAGGTCTCATACCAGTCGCCACCATCAGGGCAGATACTTGGATAGAGCCAGAATTGGGACTTGGCGAACTCCTTGTAGAGTTCAGGTTGTCCTATCCGCCCGTGCCAGAACACGCCGTCCTGATCCAGAAGGGCCTCAACCTTCATCTTGAAGGTCCGTAGGTGGGGCAATCGCTCCGACATGACGACGAGGTTCTGCCAGCCGTAGAAGATGTGGAGCTCGGCGCCTGACCACATCTTGCGGATAGCAGGCCACCACTCTAGGAGAACATCTAGGCCACGGTCGGGGCTCGAAGCGTAGATGAAGCGATGGCGCTGAGGTTCGGTCAGCGGGCCTTCAGGCGGCACGACGCCATCGGCAGTAATCGTCGGCCCCGACCCATTCCGATAAGTTCGCTGCCACTCGCTCTTATGCCACTCGCTCAGGACAAGAATCTTGTCGGCATTGTCCAGGTGCTCCTGCTTGCCGTACTGGATGTCGTGGCACCAGAGCCAGACGTGCTCGGCGTTGTACTTGTGGTCAAGCATCCCTGGCTGACGGCTGATGACCAGCAACCAGAAGTGTTGCGTGGGATCGAAGTGCTTGTAGTTGCGGTAGAGAACGCCGTCGTAGGTGCCGTCCGCCTCGGCGTAGACAACTACTCGGTGCCCGCGCTTGGCGAACTCCTGGGCCATGCGGATAACCGCTGTCTCGCTGCCACCGAGTCCGCCAGCGTTCGGCGAGTCGGGGTCCCAGAACTCAGGGCCAGGGCCAACGAAAAAGACTACGGGGTGGTCATTGACGGTCTCGTGGTCATACTCCATGACCCAAATGCGCTGCCTGGTATCACCCGCCTCGGCCCAGGGCTGTGTCAGAGTGTGGAGTTCGACTGGATGGCGGTACTCGTCAAAGGCCAGTTCTACCAACTGGTCGTAGGTGAACTCCAAGATGTGCTCACGGGGCGTCTCTGGGACAGGCACGGTCGGGCCGATCTCGCCTATGCCGGGCCAGTCTCCCACGAGCGGATAGGGCGTGGTGATCAGAACGCGCTTGCCCAAGTCGTCGGCCCGCCGCAGGTAGTGGCCGACAAGGTGGGGCGGCAGGTGTTCGATGAGTTCGGCCATGATGACGGCATCGAACACCTCGAAGTTCCCATCCTTTCGGCAGCGGGTGTGAAACTCCTCCAGGTCGCAGGCCAGGAACGTGCAGCCCAACCCTTCTTCCTCGGCTTTTTTCTGCGCCCGCTCAACGTTCCGACCGTGAATGTCGATGCCCGTTACCTTGTAGCCATGGCGCGCCAGTTCCATCGCAGGACCGCCATTGGCGCAGCCCACGTCCAGAACAGTCTTGACGCCCGCCTTCCCTAGCCGATTCAAAACCCAGTCCCAGCGGTAGGGGTCGATTGCCGTTCCCACGACCTCGTGCCACTCATTCGAGTCGTCATAGAAGGCGCGGTAGAGGTCGGGGTTATAGGCGTGTTGGGTGATCTTCTGCAAGAGGGTACGGGCCTCAACTATTTCCTTCTGATCTCGGATGTTGGCAGGCAGGTAGCCCTCCAGGAGCCATCGGGCGCGCAGTGTATCGCCCCGCCGCGTGAGGTGATCGGCAAGTTGCTTGGCCGATGCTATGCTGGCCTCGGCCTGAATCGCCTCAGAGTAGAGGCGGACGAACTTGCTCCAATCGTCCGTAGGTTCGAGTTCATACGCCTGCCCCGCGATCTTCAGGGCCTTCTCGTAGTCGCCCTTCTGAGCATAGACCCTGTGCATGACATCCCAGAGGTTCAGGGTGTACTCGCGGGGTGTCCGGCAGACTACCAGCGGTGCCTCCTCTTTGCCGATGCTGGACTGTGCCCAGGCGATGGCCTCATCCCCGTTCTGTTCGCCCCACCAGCAGATATGCGCCATGAGGCAGTAGGGGTCGCGGTAGCGCCCGTCAGCGTCGAGCGCGGCAAGCGCCCAGCCCCGCGCCTTGCGGAAGTCCTGGGTGATAAGGCAGATACGCGCCACCTGGCAGGCCGCCCACCACTGCTCGATCTTGCTCTCAGGGTTGTAGAAATACTGGATGTAGTGGTCTACCGCGTCGGCATAGCGTTCACTGCCGAACTCGGCATGGGCCAGGGCCAGGACGTGGCGCATCTTGCCTGGCTCGTCCTCGATGGCCTTCTTGATGATGGGGATGTTCCGTCCCGCCTTCTCCAGGTCTACCGGTGCGTTGGAGTAGTTGGCGTGAATGACCCTGATGCCCTCTTCGACGTGGAGTTTGACACCTGGCTTGTCACAGGCGCAGCACTCGTGAATCCGGTTCACCCAGTACCAGCCGTCCGCCGTCTTCATAATGCGCTCACGGACCTGAATCTGGGTTGGGGTGCCGCGTTCGTCCATCTGGTAGACGTAGGGGAACCAGACGCAGCTTATGCCGTTCTCCTCCATCCACCTGACGACATCGGGAAGAACATGAGGCTGGGTCACGGCTATGTCGTCGCCGTCTAGCCAGAACCAGTAGGGTTCGGTAACTTTGGAGAGGGCGTAATTGCGGGCCGCCGCGAAGTCGTCAATCCACTCGAAGGGATAGACCTTCTCTGTGAACTCGCGGGCCACGGCCTCAGTATCGTCTGAGGATTCGCCACCCAGGACGATGATGATCTCGTCCATGTAGGGAGAGACCGCGCTTAGACACTGCCGCAGTGTCGTCGCACAGTTTCTCACCACCATTGTTAGGGAGAGCATGAAGCCCCCTACGTTCGCCGAGCGTGGCCGCCGGTGGTACGGTTCAGCCAGTCGAACACATCGTCGCCAGTCTCGGCCCTTTTTCTCTCCATCCTGTTCTCCACGTAGTAGTGATAGACCGATGGCGGCAACTTGCACATCTTGTTCGCCGCGACGGACCACTCCACGTCGTTGATGTAGAAGACGAGGTTTTCCTCCCCCATAAACTCCTTCCACTCCTCGCCTTCCTCGAAGAAGTCTTCATGCCGCCAGGGGACGGTACCAATGACGCGGCCCTTCTCGTCAAGGATGGGGTCGCCCGGCTTTGTGCCGACACGGGAGAGGGCCGCCTTGTCGATAATCGCTTGGTAACTGGGTGTCGCCATGAGGTCGGCGACCGCGCTAGCGGGCAGACGGGCCATCGCCTTCGCCAGCGCATCAACGGCTTCCTGAGCATCCTTGGTAGACACAGCCCGCTGAATCTCCAGGAAGACCGCCCCAATGTCTGCCGGTAAGGTCGAGGCTAGGGCCTCGGCCACTTCGGGCTGTTGGGCCTCTTCCTTGAGTTGCGCTGCCTCCTCTTTCCGCCTACGCCGCTCCTCCTGATAGCGCCGCAAACCTGACGGTATCTCACCCTTTTTGTACGGCCCCTTCTCGCCCTTATGAGCCATGACCTTCCTTTCTAACCTGTGTCAGCGGGGAGGGCCGAGACCCTCTCGGCCCTCCCCTGCCGACACAGGTTTACGTGGTCGGGTGAACCACTATCGTCGTGTCGTTCTTGGTCGAGGCCGTCTCAAGGCGCTGACCAAAGTTCCCGTTCAGGATGGCCGCAGCATAGCTCGTCTTCCAGCCGACCGTGCCGTACTGGTTGAGCGGGTCGTCTGCGCCAGCCGAACCTACAGGCTTCACGATGATGTCGTCCCCCAGTTCGGCCAGGGTGACTTCGCCGTAGTAGCCATCACCCAAAAGCTGAGTGACGTAGACGGCGATGTTCACCGACAGACCGCCAGAGGGTCGTACCCTCGCGTTGCTTGCCTCGATAATGCGAGCACCACCAAAGTCGAACGAGCCGCCCGTGAAGAGCGGGTTGTCCCCACCGCGAGGCAGGGCATACTGGAGGGCAGCACTGATGTTGCTGTCCAAGAGCATGTCAACGTACACGTCGGGGTGCGTGATGCACGGGAACCGGCCGCCCGCCTTCGGGTGCCCAGGAGCCCCCCTCTTCTTCAAGGAGGCTACGCCACCCAGCAGCGTAGCCGCGTTCATCACGGAACCCGTACTGATAGCGGTCGCTGCCGTGCCGGTGCGGTATGTGACGTTGGTGCCAGCCACCATGATGTCGCGGGCCAGGAAGTCGATAGTCCGCGCCCGCTGACCGGCGAACATATCGCTCATCTCAGCCACTACGTTATCAATCGACTGGCTCTGGGCCACGTCGCTGATGAAGTCGAAGGCACCGTACTGCCGCGCCGTGATCGCCACGGAACTCCAGGTGACGTTCGTGGCTGTCGGAGGTGTACCCTCATTGGCAATCCACGAGACGTTACCAGGAACTTGCTCCAATCGGCGCATGTTCGCTACGATGCCCTGGTTGCGGGGGATAGACCGCTGCACGCCCCAGCCCGCGTGCTTCAGGTACGGCTGCGCCCTGGCGAGAAGCTGCATCACATAGAAGATGCGCGCTTCCTCCGTGAACCCAGCAGTCGCGTAAAGTTCAGTCACTTGTTATGCTCCTCCCGAAGAGGCAGCGACCCGTCGCCGGAGATCGCTTTCCTTCTTCTTGAACTCCTCTCTACCTTCGGGAGTGGACATGTCAATCGCACGCAACTCGTCCAGAAGACCGCGTTTCGTGGCCGTGGGTTTACCCGCGTCCACTTCGGGCTTCTTCGGTGCTACCTTTTCCTTGGCAGTTTCAGCCTGCTCTTCCTTCAGGCGCAGGCGGATTTCCCGTACCGCCAGTTCGAGTTCCTTCTGAGAGGACACTGGGCCGATCTCGGCCCCGATCCGGTCGCGGTCCTCGGTACTAAGGCCGAACTCCAGGGCAAGACCAGTAGCCTCGGCTTTCGCGTACTGCGTCCATCCAAAGCGGCGGGCTTGGTCAAGTCGTGTCATCGCCTCAGCGTGCTCCTTGCGGAGCGCCTTCAACGTGGCCGGATTGACTTCGCCATCCGCTGAACTATCCTGAAGTTCCGCCTGTAGCGCGTTGAATCGGGCATCCAGGTCTGCGACTCGACCCTCAGCCTCTTCCCGCGCTGCCTGTGCGCGTTCCAACTGCTTCGTGAGCCCGTCGAACTTCTGGTTGAGCGTCGCCTGCATCTTGCGGTGCTCCTCAGCGGAGACCACTTCAGGTTCGTCTTCCTTCTTCTCCACGTTCTCAGGGTTGTCAGTTGTTTCGTTGTCCACTTTGCCCTCCAAACAGCATCCCGTCCCTACGCTGGCGTCTTCCGACCCCAGGCCCGCCGCGACTTCCTCAGTCCCAGCGGTTCGGTGCGATGCCTGAAACAAAAGAGGCCACCTGCCCCGAAGGGCTTGCGGTGGCCTCTTTCAATCCGAATATAATGCGAAGTAGTTAAGCTGTCAACTTATAGCAGCCAGACCTAGTTTCTCTTTCTTCTTCTTGGGTTCTTCCCCAGGCAACGGTTCTGTCTTCGGCGTGAGCGGTCCTAGTGTGCCGATGTAGGCTTGGGCGTACTTTTCCCCTTCCAAAGCCTTCGCCTGCTGCTCCTGGGTCTGTTGACCGAACGCTGCCTTCATCTGTTGCTGGGCGAACCAGTCACCCAGTGGATTGAAGCCATACATGCCGCCCGGCTTACCCGCCCACTCGAAACCTGCGACCTGCGCGGGACCACCAGGACCAGTACGGGCAACGGCTCTCTCACTGGGGCGGAACCCACCCGGCAGTGGCTCCCGCCCCTCTACGAAGAGCGGCACCACGCCGCCACGGGCAACCCTAGTGAGCAATTCCTCCGTGGACGGTATACCAGTCTCGCTAGGCAAGGGTTCGGGCTTCGCGGCGGCACCAGGAACGGGTTGTTCAAGTGCCGCCGTAGCGAGTTCGGTGGTGCGACGCCGCACGTACTCGGTCTGGGCACGCGCTCCCTCACGGGTCAGGGCGGGCGTCACGCCAGGGACGTTCAGGATGCCCTCTGATATGCCCGCTGTGCGCTTCGCCCAGATGTCCTCGAACTCGGCCTGGGCCTGGCCCTGCGCCGCCGTAGTCTTAACCTGAGCCACCTTCTCGGCGACACTCTGGCCTGAAAGAACGGCGTCTCGAATGTCTGCGTCAGTGAGACCCCGCGAACGTGCCCAGATGTAGTCGGTAACGGGCACGTCTAGGAGTCTTGCGGCACCTAGGTCCGAAATGGTCAACCCCCGTACAAGTCCTGGTGCGGCTTCCTCTTGACTGATGCCCATAGTCTGCATCTGGCGGATGTCGCCTAGAGACAGGCCATAGGCCAGAGCGAAGTTGAACTCGTCAGCAGTGATCCACTTGCTTTCCAGGGCCTGATTGAGTTCGGTGAAGTTGATCTGGTTCTGGACATCCAGAGGATTGCGTCCCGTGTCTTTCGCAGTGACATAAGCAGCCCGCGAGACACCACGAGGGGCGTAGTTGAGGGTGTAGTCGTTCTCCTCGTCAGGCATGAGGGTACGGCGGGCAGGTGCCCCTGCGTAGGGTGCACCAGCGTAACCCAGGCCAGCCGTGCCAGCGGCACCTGGGGCAGCACCGCCGCCGCCTGTCCCGCCCATGACGAAGTTGAGTTCCCCACGGTAGTCTGGGTCCATGTTCTGTTCCCAGTTAGGGCCAAGCCCGACGATACCGCCCGCGCCGTAGAAGTAGGCGGCATAAGCAGCGCGCCAGTCCTCGATGCCCTTCGCCGCGCGGTTGTCAAGGAGGAGTTGAGCGGCGGCAGGGATGGCCTCATCGGGATTCAGCGGATCGATACCGTAGGACGCTGCGGTACCCGGCATGAACTGGGCAATACCCGCAGCACCAGATTTCTCGTTCACAATCGCCGGGTTCAGGCGCGACTCCCAAAGAAGCAGGCGGGCGAATGCCCCAGGATCGGGTAGCCCCTTCTCTTGGGCAACACGAATGGCCTGATCCCAATATTTCTGCTGCTCAGGTGTCAGGGCCTGCGGTGGCGTCGTGGTCGCTACCGCCGCTCCCGCAGGAGCCTTCCCCGCAGCCGCCAGCATCCGGTCGATCTCGTGTTGCATCTCGTCCGGCTTGAGCGTCTTGGAGGTAGCTATCGCGGCGGCAGATTCGGGGGAGGCGGCATTGGGAGCGCCCCCGAAGTAGGCAGAACCCAGGTTCAGGGCTTGCTCCCAGGTGAGACCAGGAATCGCTAGGTACTGCTCACATTGCTCCCCCTGCCAGTCACTCAGCCGCTTCGCCCCTTCGGGCAGAGCGTTGTTCCAGCGGTCGAGGGCACCCGCCTTGTCGGGATTCTTCTTACGCCAGGTCTCAGTACCCGTGAGGTTGGCAAGAATCTTCGAGACAAAATCCCCCTGCCCCGCAGTCTCAGGCGGTATCTGGCCCTTGGCCTGCGCGTCAGCCTTCTCGGCGTCGGTGAGAACGGCACCCCAGCCCGTATCGTCACTCCACCAGTGCCACTGCTCGTCCTCTGAGTTATACCGAGGCGTCATGGCCCCACCCCCTGAACATTTGTTGCATTGACAAGTCCCGCAAGATGGGCACAGAATACCCGCACGATGCCAGTACCATCAGCACCAAGAGAACCTCTGGCCTGGATCGGCGACATCCTACACAGGTGCGAATCTGTACGGCCACTTCTGTGGATCGGGATAGGTCTGGGACTCATCTTGGGGGCCGTGTGGCCCATCTTCATCGCGGTATTGTGGGTGGGTATCGTCATTGCCCTCATTCGCTGGCTCCTATAAGCGCCTCGATGTCGTTCTTGCCTGGAATCTTGTAGCCCCACTTCAACAGTAGGCTCAGAATCGTGGGGTTGGCATCAAGCCACGCCCTGTTCACCGCACTGCTAGCCACGTCCATAGCCTGTACCACCAGATCGGCCCGCACACCCACCTCAAGAAGCGCAATCCGCATCCCTGGATCAAGGTTCTCAGGAATCTGCGGGAGAAGTTGCTGCCGCAGGTAGGTCTGGTAGTCACGGTAGGTGGCGAAGCCCTGATATTCTTTAGGTCGCACCTGCTGCCAGGTAGTATCCTTGAGACCCCACCAGCCCGAATCCTCTATCCTCTGCCTATCCGTTCGGTACTCCGCCTCCAGGGGATCGTTCGACGCCCGCTCCCAGGTTCGTACAGCGGCGAACTGCTGGGTGGTAGCAGTCTTCTCCCATTGGGCAATAAGGTGGTCTAATTCTTCGGGATCGAGTTCGCCGGTCAGCGAATCAACCGCCTTGTCGTAGGTTGCGCTTAGGTATTCGGCGATGGTCCCCTTGTCGGCGAACTCCATCGTACTCGTCGCTGCCATGAAGATGTCGCGGGCCGAACCCACGGCCATCCGGTAGGCGTAACCGTCCTTGTTTTCGAGGTAGGTCTGGCCCGCAGCAGCGATGTGTTCGTCCCGCGTCTGTTTCAGTTCGGCATACTGCTGTGTGCGCGGGTTGTTCAGCATGTCCTGCTGGCGTTCGTTCTCCATCGCCTGCCACTGGGGCATCTGGCGCACCGAGTTGGGGACCACACCCGCAGCAATGGCCTCCTGGTCATCCTTGCCGAGAGTCGGCGCGATCTTGTCCAGGAACATCTTTTCCTTCTCAGATGGACTCAACTCGTAGGAGTTCAGACCGAAGAACTGTTCTGCGAAGCCTCGGAACCCGTGTTCCTGTCCCGTGGCCGCCACTTGGGCCAGGATCGGCAGGAAGGGAAGACCCAGGGCCTTGAACCGCTCCCGTGTCGGTATACTGCCTGCCCAGAACCCGGAATTGGGCAGGTAGCCAAAGCCGAAGATGAGTGGGATCGGCTGGGTGCCGGGTGTAAGACGTGTGTAGCCGTACTGAGAGACGGCCCGACCGAGGGCGTCGGGGTCGAGACCCATCAACGCCTCACCAACCTTCCACATCGTTGTCATCAGTGACTTCTGCGGGATAAGGCTGTAACGCCGTCCACTGATGGCAACCGTGGCCCAGATCGGGTTCCTCTTGAGTTTGCCATCCTCCAGGGTCCACGGGAGCGGATTGTACTCTGCATCGTCACCCCACGCCTTGTTTATCGCCCAACCTGCCAAACCCAGGGTGAACGCAAGGTTAGTAATGGCAACTACAGCAGTAATCCGCTGGGTTGCGGTTGCACCGGGACGGATGACGTTCGCCAACTGGCCGACCATCGCAAACTGGCTCCGAGTGATCCGAGAGGAGGTCAGGAGTGTGTTCTGTATCTCTGCCGTTCCCATTCGCTGTGCACCCCGACTGGTTCCCGTCACGGCGTTGGCGAAATCCATCCATCCCCCGATCACCTTTGGATCATCTAGGTTTTGACCAAGGAGTTTGCTAATCACGAGTCCGCCCTCCGCCGTCAGGTCACGGGTGTTGCCGAGGATAAGTCCGTACTGAATCCCTGTCCACCTGTCGATTGCCCCTGAGAGGTAAGGGTCGATTCTGTTCAGGCCAGGAATCCACTTCAATAAGGTTCCCTGACCCTTGCGGAATGGTGCCTCAGCGAGGGGTTGACCAAGGCCATGTAGCTCGAAGAATATCCTACGAGAGACATCCCGCTTACTCCAAACGTCAACTCCCGCGCCGAGTAAGTTCAACATCCGATTGACTCCACCCAAGACTTGAACGATGTGACCCGTGGCGAGCGCCTGGACTTCGTTGTATCCCGCCAGCCCCGTGTCGAGGCCAAAGGTCAGGTTCCGAACGGGGGCAGCAAACTTGCCGAAGGTCCGTATCCAACCCGGTCCTGGCTCAAAGAGGGCATCAACCTGCCAACGTATGTCTGGCGGTGCCCACCAGCCCGCAAACAGCGGATTCTGGAGTTTTACCAACCCCGCCGACGCCTTCGGCTTCAACTTGGTGCCGTATACATCGAGGACACTCTTGCGGAAGAGCCGGTGGGAGATAGCCTCATCAACAGCCCGCGTCGAGTATTCCAGCAACTCGGCGGGGCTCATATCGCTCAATTCTTTGGGCCAGGAGTCGGAGAGTGCGACCTCCCGCCAGTTCGCTATCGTTCGCGGCTTCTCAACGCCCGGTCGCCCGGACGGTCGGCGAATGCTCTCCAAGAAGTCGATATTGTCCTGCCATAGTCGGGGAAGGTAACGTTCACCAATTTTGAGGGGTGGAGCGGCTTTCGGGTCGATGGCCTGAAGCATCGCATAGCGCGAGTACATGGACTGGTCCATCTCGTCCATCATCTGACAAAGTTCGGGCGAAATACCCCGGAAGTCTTCGGGGTGCAGGTACAGGTAATACGATCCATACTTGTCAACGAGGGGCGCGTATTTCTCTTGCCCGACGAACTTGAGAGTCGGGATTTCCTGTTCCATGCGTTCCTGAAGTGTATTCAAGCGTTCATAGATAGGTTTCCGAGTCTCACTGAGGGCCACACGAAGATTCCCCGCGTTCTCCCACAATTGGCCGACCTTGCCAGGGACGTAGCCAGCCGCGAACGGTTCGGGGGGCAAATGTGCGCCTGCCGCAATCAGTCGTTTTCTCCACGGCGGTAGGTTGAGGAACGGTTCATCCAACTTCTCAATGCGAGCCGCATTCTCAAAGGCCACTCGCACCGCCGTCGCCTGCGTCTCGTCCGCGCCCATCGCACGGGCCTCTTCAACGATATCGTCCCCCGCACGTCTCACGTCGGCTTCATTCAGGGCGTTGATGGCCTGGCGCGACTCCCTCTTGGCGACACGCACATCCCGTTGCGCCTTGACGATTGCGTTCTTCGAGATGAGGGGTTCGGTAGGGGCCTCGATGCCGTACTGCTGGGCACCGCGAGTCAGACGGCGACGCGGGGCCTCCGACGTGTACGCATCCCGCACTTCCTGAAGCCGTATCTTGGCCTCAGTGACACGTTGACTCCGGCTGGCGACCTGCTCGTAGTAGTCGCCCATCGTAGCCATTCGGCGTTCAACATTGCCGAGAGGGGTCAACGGGGCAGGCAGATCAAGTTCGGTTGGCCTCGTGAACCGCTCCATGAAGTTGATATAGGGGTCTTCCATCCACTTCGGCGCAGGTGTAACCGCCATATCATGAATCGCACCGAAGACGGGTTCCTTTGGAGTTCCCTGACGCTTGAGAAAGTCGCCGACCAGATCAATCCCACCAACCTCTGGTGGTGTGACTTCTGGACCTTTACGCTTGACGGCCTGGAGAACGGCCTGGGCCATGTCCTTCGGAACAGGCACCTCCCGTCCCATCGCCTGTGCAGTCTCTTCTGGGGCCAGGATGCCGGGGCGGAGTTTGGCCGCAGCGGCTGACAAGTCCTCAGCGGAGAGACCCCGCACACTCTCCAGGAGTTTGGAGCCGATCTTGGCCCCAGCAACGCTCGCCAGGAGCCAGAGGGTCAATTCACCAACGGGTGCGGCAACCGGCTTCGGTACACCCGCCTTTTCAAGTCCAACGCGGAATGGCGCAGCCCCCTTCGCCGTCAGCCGGTTTATGGGCTGGCCCGGTATCCAGTTCATCTGCTCCATTTGGGACTCAGCGGAGAAGTACAATAGGCTCAGGAGCGGGTTCAGCGTCAATGCCGCAGGGGCAGCCGCAAGTGTTTCTAACCCCACGCCCACGGCACCGACCGTGATGCCCGCTGCGAGTAGTTTCGTCTCCCAGTCCGGACCGAACTTAAACGCCTTCGGATACTGCGTTGCCACCTGAGTCAGCGGCGGCACCTCACCCTGGACGGTGCCAGGGATACCCTTCTCTAGCCGCTCGCCGAGGCCGATCTGGGGCTGGGCGCGGGCACGGGCGGGGGCCGAGACGACTTCGCGTACCTGGCCCGCGAGTTCTAACATCCGCGTAGCAGCCGCCTGCTCCTGTTCGAGTGGCATCAGGCGGGTTTCGGCGGGCAGGGGCTCCACGGTCGCCCGCGCCAGTACATCGGGCGTGGCCCGCGCCGCTTCCTCGTTGAGCGCCTGTTCCCGCGCCAGCTGCGCGTCCTCGCCAGGAAGAGGGCCAGGAGGGGGCTGGCTCGGCACACCAGGGGCAGCGAGGTAGTAGGGCGGGAGTTCGGGCTGCGGAAGCGGCTGCGTGCCGAAGATGGGCGTCTGCGGCGGCACACCCGCATAGGCGGCGCGCTGAAGCGCCACCAGATCGGGGTAGCCCGCCTGCTGCGCCTGGGCCTTCTTCCTGGCCTGGGCCTCCTCGTACAAAACGTCCGCAGTGGGCATTATCCCCTCGGTCCCACGAGTCCAACCCTAGCCAGCCTCCCCGCCTCCTGGGCGGGGCCTGCCGGATACCCAGGTAGGTGCTGCGGCCCACGAGTAAAGGGCTGTAGGTGCTGCTCCATCTCGCCTGCCATCTCTGGACTGAGAATCTCCGGCGGCATCCCTGCGCCCGCCGCGCCAGCGGGTTGTGCTTGAGTCGCGGCGATACGTTGGGCAAAAAAGTCGCGCATTCCCAGGTAGAGTTCCTGCATGCGCCGACCGGCATCTGTTGTCCCGTCCTGGGCATCCGCCATCTTGTCCAGGTAGAAGACGCGGCGCATGTCTAGGACGGCGGGCTCGGCATCAGCGGCCTCGGCGAGCTTCAACTGGTATGCGGCACTGGGGTCTTGCAGGTGCAGCAATTCATCGAAGATTATCTCTAGCGGAACGCCCAATTTCTGCCACATGGATGCAATATTCGCCTCTTGTTGGCGGGTAATGGGCAAATCAATGCGTAGGTTTGCAGCAAGATAGTACTTAGTTCGGAGTTGCTGGGATGTAATCTCGTCCATGAAGGGTTTGCCGCGCCGATCCAGTCCCTTTACCGTCACCTTGCGTCTCACCTTGATGAATTGCTGGATGAACTCGTCCATCATCTCGCGGTGCAGGTCGCACATCGTGTTTTTCTGGCCTACGATCTTCAAATCCAGCGCCCCCTGAAGCTGGGAGATGGCAATACCGGTAAGTTCGTAGGGTGTCTGGCCGTAGATAGTCTGGGGGACGGAGCCGCGCTGTAGGTGCCCACCTACAAGCGCCTCAAGTTGCTGGGCGCTCTTGGAGACTTCAGGGGGCACGGCAGCTTCCAGTTTGATGTTCCTACCCTGTAGGAAGCCGAACGGTTCTAGGCTCTTTCGTATTTCCTCGGCGCTCAGTGCGCTTCCATCCGGTCCCCAGTCGAAGACCCAAGGGCCGATGGCACCATTTCTGACGCAGAGCATGAAGAGCGTCACGACACGGTTGTAGGCCGCGTACATCTCACGGTTCGGGGCCAGAATAGAGTCCCACTGGTCGGTGAGATAGTTCTGGCTCTTGTTGTGCATCCTGGGGCCAACGGGTGCGCCGGAGGACCGCTTGATGATGACGGGGATATGATCCACGCGGTCAGAGTGGTCGGTGAACTCTTTAAGTTCGACGTTACTGGCCGTAGAGACGCTATTCCAGACGCGCCCATCCTCATCCAGCCACCAACAATCAAAGACCTCAGCGTTACCGTTCTCATCGCCCTTGATGTCGGCATCCCACTCATCCCAGCTCTGCCGGAGGTCTTTGACACCTGCGAGGTAGTGGTGGCCGAAGAAGCTGAGACCGTTCTGACCTACATCCCACACACACTCCATTGGGTCCCAAAGGTCAGCCCTAAAGGGCGTCACACCCGCACCTGCCTTAATTACCCACGGCCTGAGAACGCAACCGCCGCGTATAGCGTTGAACCAGGCGACATCGTGTTGAAGCGGCATCTCAACACGGCGGGAACGGAGTTCGTCAATCTCGCGGCACACCCCCTGGGCGAACCGCTCGTGGGCCGAAATCTCGTCCTTCTTCGCCGCATCCCGCAGGACTTCATAGACATCGCCCCGCCACTCGATCCGGTATCGGTTCAGGCTCCAGACAATGACATCGGTGAAGTTACGCGGGTCGTTGCCTGTGAAGGTTGGGTAGTTCTTCTCGCGGGCCGTGTCTTTGACCTCCTGGAGGACATACTTCTCCAGCCGCCATATCTTCTCGTCAAGTTCCTGCTGCTCGACACGTGTCTTGTGGCGCTTCTCCAGTTCCGTTGTTATCTCTTTGAGGTCGCCTGCCGTCTGGGGTCCGCCGCTTGGCTTGTCCATCACAGGTAACTCCCTACGGTGATAGAACTGGTGCGTTTCGTGGCCTGTTCTACCGCAACATTGGCAATCATGGCCGCCATGAGAATGTCATCCTCTCTATCAGTCGCCGTCCTGATCTCGCCCATATCGTTCACCAGTACGTCGAACGCCTGGCCTAAGAGCTTCGTATCCCACGTCCTGAAGTCGCCGCACCTGATCGCACGGTCAAACTCATCGCACAGATACCGCTTGGAACGAGAGGTCGTCCTGAAGCCGAGTTCGTAGGTCAGAAGATCATCGTCCGTCCAGGTCGCCCGCTTCTCGTTACGGTACACGCGCTTGCACTTCAGGCTCTCAGTAAGGAAGGTGATGAAAGATTGGCCGGAGGCCGTGCCGCCTTCAGGTGCCAGCAGCGCATCGTAGTATTCCTTCGAGAGATTGTTGCAGAGACGGGCGAACTCGTAGGGCGGGATACGTCCCCAGATGGTGGCGACATGCTGGCCCGTATCGCAGTTCTCCACTACGCCCGCGCAGGCGTCGCCGTGCGCCTTGCCCTCAGACGGGTCGATGCCGATCACGTAAGAGTGCCCTACGCCCGGCTTCTCCCAAACTTTGATCTCACCGCCGGGAAGATATCGCGTCTCCAGGACGGGTCGTGCCTCTGCTTGATTGATGAGGAGGTTGACAAAAGCAGGTTCAAAGTAAGGACGGCCCGACACGAGAAAACAGGTCTCGTCATCCTCTGGGTACTCCTGGGCGAAGAGGGTCGGTCCCATGTCGGCGATCTGCCTACGTCGCCAGGTGATATTGCCCAGGTCGAGGGCCAGGCCCATCCTGGCTGCCGCCTCCATGACATTCGCCTCTTCTGCCGTGAGTTCGCCAAACCCGTCCGGCACGGGGTCGCGGTACTCCTCACGGGACCAGAACCAGGGCAAGAAGACAGGGGTATAGGAACCGATGCCCTCCCGTGCCTTCCGATACGTCTCGAAGAACCAACCCTGGCGTCCGAAGGGACTGGATTCAACGGTGATGTAGCCCTTCGGCGGGATGGCCTGAGCCAAACCGAGCATGATCCGTTCGGCGTTCTCCCAGTGGGCAACCTCGGAGCAGTGAGCCCAGTGAACAGTGTCGCCCCTGCCAAAAGCTCGCGCGCCTGCCGTCCCGATGTAGAGCCTGGACCCGTGCTCTGAAGCGAACTCGTGCAGGCTCTCGCGTTTCATGGGGTGTGCGTCACGATCTGGCAACTCGTCGTAGGCAAGTTCAACTATGGAGAGCAGGCGCTCCGTCGCGCCACGTTCGTGCGAGATAATGACACCTGAGAATCCGGCAAGTGCCGGATCGAGAAGAAGTAGCAGGCCCTCACATTCCTGCCACGTAGAGAGGCCGCCCTGCCGGTACTTGGGCATGACCGTGCGACGGCCACGGGTCTTGTGGAAGTGAAGTTGAACCGGACGGGGGACAAGGGGCAGGATGCCCTCCTCCTTTGTCCGGATATGAAAGAAGTCTGCCGCCATCTGCGGCATGACCCCTAGAACACGATCTACCCTGTCGAAGAAGTCCGTCTAGGTCTTCCTTCCTCGTGTCTTCCGTTTGTACGCGCCCTTCGCGGTTAGACGACCAGCGCGGTTCATGGAAAGGGCCTCAGCTACGGCCTGTTTCTGGGGTACACCTTCGTGTACGAGATGACTAATCTTGGCGCTAACGCGATCCCTTCCGCGACTTTTTCTTACCGCCACGATGCTTCCCCTTCTGCGGTCTGTTCAACCGTACACCCTTCTCGTCCCGCTTGGGTTTCCAGTAGGTGTGATGGATCACTTCTTGCCGATCTTGGGATACCGCTTGTGGACAGCCGCCCGTACTCTCTTTTTCTCGCTGGAAGACCCATGCTGGCTCACCCTCGCCAGGGCGTTCCTCGCATGGGCCGCATCCTCGATGGGA